GTTGATGTTGGCACTGGTGAGTTTGTTCAAGCAGGTTTGACTGGTGATCTCAAGGATACTCTGTACGAGAATAACGTTAACCCAATTACACTAATTCCAGCCTCTGGTATTACAAACTTTGGTAACAAGACCACACAAGGCACGCCAAGTGCTCTTGATCGTATTAATGTTGCACGTCTTGTCGCATTTATTCGTGGTAGACTTGAAGAGATCGGTAATCAATTCTTGTTTGAACCAAACGACACGATTACTCGCAATGAAATTAAAGGTTCGGTAGAGTCATTGTTAAATGATCTACTTGCCAAGCGAGGAATATTTGATTACTTGGTAGTATGTGATAACAGCAATAACACACCAGAGCGTATTGATCGTAGTGAGTTATACATCGATATTGCCATCGAGCCAGTCAAAGCCGTAGAATTCATCTTTATTCCAGTTCGAATTAAGAATACAGGTGAAATTTCTTCTGGTAATATCGCATCGTCTAGCACGATATAAATCAGATAACCTATTGTTTATAAATGTAAAACAGGGCCAAAAGGCCCTGTTTTTTTGTCTTTGAAGTTTGATAAATAAATGAGACAAGGAGATAGAATATATGGCCGTTTCATCATTATCTAGAATGACAGTGCCTTTGGGAAGTGATCAGAGTGCTAACAACCAAGGCCTCTTGATGCCAAAACTCAAATACCGTTTTCGCGTATTGTTTGAGAACTTTGGTGTTTCAACCCCAAAAACAGAATTAACCAAGCAGGTTATGACTTTTGACCGCCCAAGCGTAGAGTTTGACGATATTACAATTGATCTTTATAACTCTAAAATGCGTTTAGCTGGCAAGCATACTTGGCAGGATGTAACTGTTGAAATGCGTGATGACGCCTCTGGCAGCATTTCTAGACTCATCGGTGAGCAATTGCAGAGACAAATGGATTTCATGGAGCAGTCGTCAGCCTCATCGGGCATTGATTATAAATTCCTTACCCGCTGTGAAATGCTTGATGGTGGTAATGGAGCCAACGAACCACAGACTCTTGAAACATGGGAACTCTATGGCTGCTATATAACCAGTGCCAACTACAACCAGCTTGATTATGCTACAAGTGATGTACAAACAGTTTCAATGACACTTCGTTTTGACAACGCACTACAAACACCACTCGGTGATGGTGTTGGCACAAGTGTTGGTCGCACATTGGGTGAAACTGTAACTGGCTAATCGTGTCATTTTTTCGTGACTTTTTTAGTGGGTTCGTTGCCCGGGACAACCTAAGAGACGCACAGCATGCTCATAAAACGTTCACAGCGAACAATTATGAGCTTGCTCCGCGTAATAAATTCCTATTTCATGTTTATTTTACTCTTAATACAGAGATTCCCGGCCTTCGTTCTGTTTTTGGTCAAGATGAACAATCTACGGTTGGTTTATTAGTTAAAACAATTGACCTACCAAGTTATGCAATTGATAGTGACGTGTATAACCAATACAACCGTAAACGCATTGTTCAAAAAAGAATTGAATACAACCCAGTTGAAATGACATTTCACGACGATGCGTCAGACTTGACACGTCGTCTATGGTATAACTATTTCAGTTATTACTACCGTGACCCAAGTCAGGGCTACGGTAGTACTGGTGCAATCGCAGAAGACCCCGGATTTGCTTATTCTGAAAGAGATATATACTCTCCTGAAAGAAAAGCCAATGACTGGGGTTATTATGGAGAAGGTTTTGGACCGGGTGGTGAATTAGTTGCAAAACCCGCGTTTTTCCGTGACATAACAATTTATGGATTTAACCAACACCGCTTCGCAAGTTATGTGCTAATTAATCCTCTAATAACACAATGGAATCATGATCGTTATGATTATAGTGCAGGAGATGGAATTATGGAAAACCGTGTGCAAGTAACATATGAATCTGTAAAATACTTTTCTGGGCTTATTGGTGAAGACGGCAACGCAACAACAGTTCCCGGATTTGGCAACCCCAATTATTACGATAAAGTTACCAGCCCGAATGCAAGAGCCGGTGGCAATGAGACAATATTTGGACAAGGTGGATTGGTAGATTCTGGACTTAGTGTTGTAGATGATCTTGCTAATGGCGATATTTTAGGTGCTGTACAAACTGCTGGCCGTGCAAGAGAAACATTCGGAGATTCGGATATTGGTGACCTTGCAAAAGATGAGGCAACTGCTGCAGCAATATCTGTCGCCACTGGTGTCGCCGCTGGTGCTGTTGGATCGGTAAACAAAAGCATACAAGATTCAGTTTCCAATCGCACAAATCAAAATAGTTCTGAAAGTTTTAATACACCTGCTCCTGAGGGAACTATACCAACAGAACAAGCCAATGGTACTTTTGTTAGAAAGTCATCATCCACGGGCAAAACAGAGTCTGCGGGTGCAATTGCATCGCCAGCAAACATATCACGACCCAATATACAAGGAGAGGCATTAGAACCACTGCCAACAGCACAATCTTTTCCGGCTGAAGATACAACAGTAATACCAGAAGGAGAACCACTTCCTCCGCTTTCTCCTACAAACAACACCGAAGAGCAGTAAGAGAGGCATATTAATATGGCTTCATTAAATGAACGCAATCCACGCATTGATGCTGGCGGCAGAGCACAACAACAATTTAAGAATTTTCCTGTTAATGTTGATTCAAATCAATATGATAGAGTTTTAAGTTTTTTCAAAAAAAGATTTGAAGGAGATGCACCTGCAGAAACATTCACAGCCGAATTGTTCCGGGTTGCAGACATAAATCAACTATCAATCGACACTCTTTTAAAAGAATTTGAAAAAAGTTCAGATACCCAAATTTCTGCACTTCTTGCTTATTACCTAAATTCTGTTAGAAATAAATCAACATATTTGGGCGTATCTACAAGATTGGTGCCGCCGGTCGGAGTAGCACGTAATATACGGGCATGACTAAAAAGTTTGCACAAGGGAAATACCAAGTGATCAACCCTGCCAAATATGTTGGGAAACATATACCGCACTACCGTTCATCTTGGGAACACGCATTCTGTAGATTCTGCGATACTAATGATAATATTCTTCAATGGGCAAGTGAGGCTATAGCCATACCATATAGAAATCCACTAACAGGCAAAATGTCAAGATATGTTCCAGATTTTTTTGTTTCATACCAAGATAAAAATGGAAATATAAAAGCTGAAATAATAGAAATAAAACCCAAAAAGCAAAGTATGATGACAGAAAGAATGAGCACAAGAGACCGTGCTGCTGTTGCTGTCAATATGGCAAAATGGGATCAAGCCACTAAATGGTGTAGAAAAAATGGCATGACCTTTCGCGTAGTAAATGAAGATCAGATTTTCCACCAAGGTAAAAGATAGTTCGTCTAAATACTTGTAATGACCCGCAAACTTGAACAATTACTAAATTTGCCACAAGATGAAAAAAATAATCTTGATGAGCAAGAAGATGTGACTGATGAAACTGAATCTGCTGATGATTCAGATAGTTCTTCAGACATAACAATATCAACATCACTAAGCGAATTAGACAAGATTGAAGAAGCATTGCCAGCAGTTCGTGGTTTAGAAGCCAGCGACAAAGAAATGGATGACATAAGTGACAAAGCAACTGCTAGTTTTGATGACCTTATGGATCTAGGAATGAATGTAGATAGCCGCTATGCTGCTGACATATTTTCAGTAGCAAGTACTATGTTAGGTCATGCTGTTACTGCAAAAAATGCTAAAATAAACAAGAAGTTAAAGACAGTTGATTTACAATTAAAGAAAATGCGATTAGACCAACAGGCACAGAAAAAAGAAGATGACGAATCTGAAGAAGGAAGTGGCGTAGTTCTTGATCGCAACCAATTATTGGAAAGACTATTTAACAATAACAACAATAACAGCGATAGTAAAGAATAGCTGTTTATAATAAATACCTTATAGGATCAGAATTATGAAAACATTTGTAGATTATCTTGCTGAAAGCAAACAAACTTTTCAGTACCGCATTAAAATTGCTGGTGAGTTAGATAAAGATAAAATCAACGAGTTAGAAACTCGTCTTGAAAGATATGACTTAATAAAAATGTCAGAACCAAAGAAAACTCCAGTTATGAAATCCCCAGCAGGGTTTCCAGAGTTGAAAAATGAAGAGGTTCATATTATTGATGTTGAGTTCTCTTATCCAGCAGCGACACAAGAAGTAACTGAAATGTGGCGTCAATTAGGTGGTGACCCTGACCATATTCGTATCATGACTCCTGAATATGATGATAGTGTCACAGCAGAAGAAGAGCGTAAAGAAGAAAGTCCTGTATTGGATAAAGAATACCCAACGCCGCCAAACGCTGAATATGATACAACTGACGAAGTAATTAAAAATTCTGCAAGTGATGCAAAATTTGAAATTGCTGGTGGTAAAACAGAACCAGCAAAAACAACAAATGATCTTGAACAGGGTACCGATAGTGCAATACCCGGAACAAACAAAAGACCAACACCAAAGAGTCATGCACGATAAGGACAACTAATGAATAAGCAGGATTTCATAACAGCAAAACCAACACTAACAGAAGATACTATTGACAGACTTCGCTATATTGTTGATAACAAAGATGCAACCCGAGTCGAATTTGACAATGGCGAATCAATGACAGTAGATATGTTTACTGCCAGTGCAATTGTGAATCTTCACAATGCAGTTAATGATAAAAATAAAGGCAAAATAGAAGATACCATTGGCAAAAGCAAAGAGATGTTTTACAAAATTGCCGACTTTGCGTTTTCTAATCTAAAAGAAAATGCACAAAGTGGTCGTGGTGATGTGTTAATAAATGATGAAACTGAAACTGTTAAAATGACAGAAAGTGCATATTCTGTAAAACCAAAGTCAAGCAAAATAACAATTAAAGAACAACCATATATCCTTATCAACAAGCCGGGCATTGGCGAAACTGCATATGGTGTTAAATTTACCAAAAATAATCCTATCTTAGAACAAAAAGAATTTGAAGTGGGAACTCGTGTACACGCTGGTGTTGGAAAGAAAGGCGGTGCTGGTATTTCTGGTGTTTTTGTAAAAGAAGAAAATGGATATGTTTTCTTTAGAAGCGATGAAGGCAAAAACTACAAAGCACCAAAAGAAAAAGTAATGCCTGTTTCTGATATTAAATTCAATGAAGGTAAAGATGTTCCCAGCAAGCACCAAGAAAAAATTGCCAAAGATACGGTCAAAAATCCAGATAAAGCACTTTTAGGCGGACCATCAGTGGAAGAAGCCGAAAAAATGTTAAAAGATAAATTTGGTTACACCGATGCTCAGATAAAAAAATTAAAAGAATCAACTAACGAAGGCAAACACAGTAAAAGTCAAGCACAACAAGCAGCCATCGCAATCTCAAAGAAAGAAAAGAAAGAATCAATCAACGAAAAATCTGTTTCTAAAGACCAACAGCAAGCCGCTGGTGCTGCATTAGCAGCCAAAAAAGGCGAGACACCGGTTTCAGAATTACAAGGTGCGTCGAAAGAAATGTATGATTCTATGACAAAGAAAGAATTAGAAGATTTTGCTGGTACCAAACACGCAGGATTGCCTGAAAAAGTTGATGAATCTAAAGATTATAAAGCAGAAAA